AAGTAGATGAAGTTCAATTTCCTGAAATAGATGATAGTGGATATTCAACAGCAGATAAACACGCAACCATGAAAGCAGTTGATGGTGGATTTTTATTAGAGGGAAGATTTGATTTAAAGACAATAACAAGTCCATATCAAGCTTTAGAATTAGCAGAAGTTATATTAAGAAGATCAAGAGAAGCATTAGGTCTAACAATCAATGTTAGCTTTAGTGCTTATGATATAGCCATAGGAGAAATTTTAGGAGTAACACATTCTTCATTAGGTTTTTCAAATAAACAATTTAGAGTATTAGGAATTAATTTTAATCCTGATTTTACATTAGGTTTAGATTTAATGGAACATCAAGACTCACATTATACTTGGGCTAGTAAAACACAAGTTGCATCAACACCATCTACTAATTTACCAAACCCTTTTATTGTTCAAGCACCAGCAACTGTTACTTTAGATGATGAATTAATTGAATATAATGACGGAACAGTAATCGTTGCATTAAATGTAACAATAGGTGCTTCCCCTGATAGCTTTGTTGATTATTATCAAGTGGAATATAAATTAAGTACAGATTCAGATTTTATTATTTATGCACAAGGTTCAGGTTTAAATCATAGAGTCTTAAATGTAATTGATCAAAAAATTTATGATGTAAGAGTAAAAGCTGTAAATAGTTTTGGAGTTTCATCAACTTATGTAACAGCAACTAGAACTATTGTTGGTGCGATAGAACCACCACAAGATGTAACTGATTTTTCTTGTAATATTTTAGGACAAGAAGCACATTTAGGTTGGACACAAGTACCTGATTTAGATTTGGCTTTTTACCAAATTAGATATTCAACATTAACAGATGGAACAGGAGATTGGGCAAATTCTGTATCTTTAGTAGAGAAAGTATCAAGGCCAGCAACTTCAATTAACGTACCCAGTAGGGTTGGTACTTACTTGATAAAAGCATTTGATAAACTAGGAAATGCAAGTTCTAATGCAACAGCTATTATTTCTAATGTTACAAGTATTCAAAATTTTAATTCTATTACATCAGTATCAGAACACCCTGATTTTGATGGAACATTAACAAATACAGCAATAGTAGATGATACATTAAGATTAGATTCTTCTGAATTATTTGATTCAGCTAGTGGAAACTTTGATGCAGAAACAACTAGATTTTTTGATTCAGGTGTTGCTAATGCTGATTTTCATGCAAGTGGTAATTATTTATTTGCAGATGTAGTTGATATAGGTGCTAAACATACTTGCAGACTTACAGCTACTTTAAAACAAACTTCTGATGACCCTGATGATTTGTTTGATAATAGATCAGGATTATTTGATTCTCAAAATTCAAGTTTTGATGGAGATACACCAGCTAACTCTAATGCACATATTGAGATAGCAACAAGTGATGATAATTCTACTTACACATCTTTTCAAAATTTTGTAATAGGAAACTATACTGCTAGATATTTTAAATTTAGAGTTGTTTTAACTTCAAGTGATTTAGCTTCAACCCCTGTTGTAGAAGAAGTTTCAGTTACAATAGATATGGAAGATAGAATATTTAGTGATAATGATATAAGTTCAGGTGCTGGAACTAAAACTGTTACATTTACAAACCCTTATAAAACTGTTAATTATGCAGTTGGTATTACAGCAGAAGATATGGCAACAGGAGATTTTTTTATTGTAGAATCAAAAACAATCAATGGTTTTAACGTAACATTTAAAAATTCAAGTGGAACAGCAATATCTAAAACATTTGATTTTATTGCAAAAGGATTTTAAAAGAGATATAAGAAAACATTATGGCACAACACGATTATAATATAGCAAACGCATCATTCCCAACAGTTAGAACAGATATTAACAATGTTTTATCTGCTATTAATTCATCTAATTCAGGTTCATCAAGACCAAGTTCAGCAGTAGCTGGAACTATTTGGCTAGACACATCAGGTGCGGCAACTGCCCAACTTTTAAAGCTGTATGATGGTGCGGCTGATATAACTTTAGCAACTGTTAATTTTACAGCTAACACAGTTGATTTTACAGATTCAACAGTAACATTTGATATAGTCAATGACACCTCTCCACAATTAGGTGGAGATTTAGATACTAACTCTGCCAATATAAAAATTGATGATGCACACGGAATATTAGATGATGATGGAAATGAACATATTATTTTTCAAAAAACAGGTTCAGCAGTAAATCAATTTGATATTACCAACGCATCAACAAGCAATAATCCTATTGTCGAAGCAACAGGTGGAGATACTAATATTGGAGTTGATATTAAAGTTAAAGGTACAGGAGAAGTAGTTATAGGTAGTGGTGCTGGTTCTGCTGGTTTAACAACTAAAGGTGCATACGATTTAATTCTTGATACAAATGCTGGAACAAACTCAGGAAATATTACAATAACTGATGGTGCAAATGGTGCAATAGATTTGACAACAAATGGAACAGGTGCAATTAAATTTAATGATATGGCTTATGTTCCACAACAAGCATTAACATCATCTTCAAATGCAGTAGCTTGGGATGCACAAGCTAAATCAAACGCATATCATATCACAACTGAAAACACGACTTTTTCTGCACCAAGTAATGCAGTTGAGGGTGCTTTTATTTGTGTTGAAATTAATTATAATGGTAGCCACAGTATTGGTTGGAATACAGTTTTTGAATTTGCCGCTTCAACTGCACCAGCATTTACTTCGTCAGATGGCAAAACGGACATCATGGTTTTTAAATACAATGGTGCTATATGGCAAGAAGTAGGTAGAACAATAAATTTAAGTGAAAGTTAAAATATGTATGCATTAGTAGAAGATGGTTCAATAACTAAAATAATAAATAATCCTAAATCTATGGTTATAGGAGATGTAAGACACCCAGCTAAAATATTTCAGTTGTGGTCAGCTTCAGAATTAAATGCAATAGGTATTTACGAAGTAGTCTTTGATGACAGTAATAAAAAAGATGAAAAATGGTATATTAATACTAATCAATCTTTTGCATTTGCTAATGAAACAGTTACTGCTTCTTATGGAACTGCCACTCCAAAGGCTCATGCTGATACTTTATTTACAGCACAAGATGAGACAGATGAAAAAGGTACTGAGGGAGAAGTTGCTACTAGAGGATTAAAATATAATTTAATTAAAGATTTAAAAATAACAGTTGCTAATATTCTTGCTGAAACAGATTGGTACATAACTAGAAACACAGAAAAATCTACTGCTATACCAAGTGCTATTACAACTCACAGAGATGCAGTTAGAACTAAACAAGCAAGTATGGAAACCGCAATTACAAATGCAAGTAACACTCCAGCTTTAGAAACTTTATATACATACACTACAACAGATGGTGTTCAATCAAGACCATTAGGCGAATTACCAACATTGGAGATTTAATGTCTTTAATTATACCATCAAATTCAGTAGTAAGTGGTGGTTATAATGTAGATAATTCCTGTATGTTTAATTATGCTGATGGTGCTTATTTAAATAGAACATTGGGAACACCAACTAATAATATTAGATGGACTTGGTCTACTTGGATTAAAAGAAGTAAAATAACAGGGTCACAACAAAGAATATTTTTTGCTGTAAATGGAGCAGGTAATTACACAACAATTCAATTTGATGATGAACAATATTTAGTTTGGTTTAATGAAAATGGTGGAACAGATATGCAACTTAAAACAAGTAGACAATTTAAAGATACTAATGCTTGGATGAACCTTGTATTTGTTTACGATAGTGCAAACGCAACAGAAGCAGACAGACAAATTATATATGTTAACGGAGTAAGAGAGACAAGTTTTGAAATAAATAATCCTGCAGGTTCTAGTGTAACAACAGCTATTAATCAAGCAGTAGTTCATAATATAGCTTCAGGTCCAGGAGCCGCCAATTTTTATGGTGGCTATATGTCAGAAGTTGTTTTTACAGATGGTCAAGCATTAGCAGTCACAGACGTTGGAGAATTTGACGAAGATAGTGGAATATGGAAACCGAAAGATGTATCAGGATTAACCTTTGGTAGTAATGGTTTTTATTTAGACTTTGAAGATAGTGCTAATTTAGGTAATGATGCTAATGGTGGAACAGATTTTACAGAAGTTAATTTAGCAGCAACAGATCAAGCAACAGATACTTGCACAAATAATTTTGCTACAATGAATTCTTTAGATAATTATTATCAATCAGCTACTTTTACTGATGGAAATAACACAATGCTAACAGATGGCTCTGCTACAGCTTTTAGCACTTCAACAATAATGCCAAGTATAGGAAAATGGTATGCAGAATGTAAAATTATATCTGGAACATCTACTACAAATGTTGGTATAACTGGAACAATGGCAACAGCGGCAAGTCAAATTCTTGAATCAAGAGCTGATGGTTATGCTTACACAAGTCAAGGAGAATTTGGTAATAATGGTACGGCTGGTGGTTATGGTTCAAGTTATGCAAACGGAAACATTGTAGGAGTTGCTATGGATTTAGATAATAACAAATTATATTTTTCTAAAAATGGAGTTTTTCAAGATAGTGGAAATCCATCTGCTGGTTCAGGTGGAAAAACTATTACAGCAGCAGCAAGTACAACAATGGGTCAATATTCTTTTTCGGCTGGTGACACTAATTCATCCACTAGAACATTTTCTTGGAACTTTGGTTCTCCATATTTTGCAATCTCATCAGGCAACGCAGATGCTGATGGTTTTGGCAATTTTGAATATGCTGTACCGACTGGATATTTTGCACTATGTACTAAAAACTTAGCGGAGTATGGATAATGGCTTATACAGCAATAGACAAATCAACAGATTATTTTAATACTAAACTTTACACAGGAGATGGTGGTACAGGTGTAGCAGTAACAACTGGAACTTTTCAACCTGATTTTACATGGATTAAATCTAGAAGTACTGGAGAGCCAAATGTATTGGTTGACTCAGTTAGGGGTGCTACTAAAATTCTTCGAAGTAATGACGTTACAGCAGAAGTAACTGATTCTAACCAAGTTACTTCTTTTACATCAACAGGAGTAACTTTAGGAAGTAATACAGCAGTTAACCAAAACACTAAAAACTATGTAGCTTGGAATTGGAAAGCAGGAACTTCATTTACCAATGACGCAAGTGCAACAGGTATTGGAAGTATAGATAGTAATGGAAGTGTATCAACTACTTCTGGGTTTTCGATTGTTAAGTGGACAGGTACAAGTGCAACAGGAACTATTGCTCATGGATTAGGAGTTGTTCCAAGAATGATTATAGTTAAATCGTTAGCAAACACTACTACTTGGATGGTTCAACACGCATCAATAGGAAATGCTAAAGAAATTTATCTTAATAATAATTCAGGAGAAGGCAGTTCAACTGCTTGGAATAGTACAACCCCAACATCAACTGTATTTTCGGTAACAGGTGGTGCAGGTGATGGAGTAAATGCTAGTGGTGATTATATAGCTTACTGTTTTTCTGACGTTCAAGGTTTTTTAAAAATAAATTCATACGTAGGAAACGGAAATGATGATGGTACATTTATTTATACAGGATTTAAACCAGCTTTTGTATTATATAAAAGCATTTCAGGTGATGATTGGTTTATGTCTGATAATAAGAGATTAGGTTATAATCCTGATAATAATTATTTAAGACCTAGTTTAGATGCAAGTGAAGGTGATCCACCTGACAGAATAAATTTATTTTCAAATGGTTTTAAAATGACTACAAGTGATGGTGGTGCAAATGGTTCAGGTACAACATATATCTACATGGCTTTCGCAGAAGAACCTTTAGTAACATCAAATGGAGTACCAACAACAGCAAGGTAATTAACAAAGGATATAATAATGCAATTATCAAAAAATTTTAAGTTAATAGAATTTACCAAGTCTATGACAGCTATCCGTAAGGGTATTAAGAATGAACCTAGTAGTGGAGAAATAAAAAACATAACAGATTTATGTTATGGAGTCTTAGAACCTGTTAGAGCAAAATTTGATAAACCTATTATTATAACATCAGGTTATAGATCAAAAGAATTGTGTCTTGCCATAGGTAGTTCAGAAAATTCACAACATACTTGTATTAATGGTTCTTCTGCTGTTGATTTTGAAATAGCTGGAGTTTCTAATTTACAAGTTGCTTTATGGATTGAAAATAATTGCGACTATGACCAGCTCATTTTAGAATTTTGGAAAGAAGATGAGGGTGCAAACTCAGGTTGGATTCACGCAAGTTTTTCTGAGGGAAGTAATAGAAAACAAGTCTTAACATTTGACGGAAAATCATATACAAACGGATTACCTGACGCAAAATGGTCAGATGGAAAGTTACAAAACTAATATGGCTAAAAAAAAGAAAAAAGTTCCTAAAGGTTATCACAGAATGTCAAATGGCAAACTGATGAAAGACTCAGCTATGAAAACAAAAAAAAGAAAATACTAATGGCTAAGACTCCTAAAACAACAGGTGAACACATTGTTAGTTTATACGGACACATCAAAGGTTTATCACGAGAGATAAACACAATTAAAAATAATCATCTCAAACATATCCATCAAGACATAGATAAAATTCACGACAAGCTAGACCAACGATTCGATAATATTACGAATTGGATAATTTACGGATTAGGTGCTGTTGCTTTGTTAGTAATGACGCAACTACTTTACATTTTATCAAAATAGCAGTACAAGTAAAACTTGTATGACTCATAAAAGAATATTAGTTATTTCAGATTTACATATACCTTATCATCATCAAGACGCATTTAAGTTTTTAAAAGCGATTAAAAAAGAATTTAAACCTGATAGGATTGTAAATATCGGAGATTGTTTAGACTTCCACGCAATATCTATGCACGACCATAATCCTGACTTACCTAGTGCTGGTTCTGAATTAGCTTTATCAAAAGAATACATTAAAGAATTAGAATCTATATTTCCTCACGTTACAGAAGTTGATAGTAACCACTCTAGTTTAGTATTTAGACGAGCATTAAAATATGGATTATCAAAAGAGTTTTTAAAAGACTATGGAGATTTCTTAGGTACTAAACATTGGAAGTGGGTAGAAGATTTAACTCTTACAATGTCTAATGGTCAAAGATGTTATTTTACTCACGGAAAAAGTGCAGAAGTAATTAAGACTTCACAAGCTATGTCTATGAATACAGTTCAAGGACATTATCATACTAAATTTGTAATATCTTATTGGGCAAATCCTGATAATATTTTTTGGGCTATGAATGTGGGTTGCTTAATTAATCAAAAATCTATGGCATTTGATTATGCTAAAAATTTTAGAACTAGATTTATTGTAGGTTGTGGAATTATACTTAATGGAATACCAAGACTACTTCCAATGGTATTAGATAAAAAAGGTAGATGGATAGGTAAGATAGTATGAAGAAGAAATGTTGTGGAAA